CGATAAGAAAAAAAAAGCAAAAGCCACTTGCTCTTAAAAAGGGATTTATCCCTTAGCTTTACCGAAGTCACTCGCTGAAAGCGAAATACAATCTAGAAAAAAAAAGTTAAACCAACTAACACATAATATCTTAATTGATATAATAGAATCTTTTACAATATATTATTACTATGAAAACAATATATTACAACTCTATTCCTGCTGAAATTAAAAGACTAGGCATAACACAAAGCGAGTGTGCTAAATTTTTAGGCTGTTCTTTAAGTGGATTAACACATAGAATTAAAAGAGACCAACCAACTTTGCATTGGGCAATTTATGGTTTAGCAAATTATTTAGGAGCAGAAGAAAATCTGCAACACAATGTCAAATGAAGATGTAGCTGAAACAATTTATAAGCTTATGAGTTTGTTAAGCAAGATTGAAGACCAAAAATTAAAGTCTGATATTGAAGACCAAATCATAGCATTATGTGACCAATTAAAATTTAGCATGGTTATGGACAAAGCTAAAAAGAAATGAAGAGTGAAGAGCATGATGTTCAAAAAGCTATATGCAAATATTTAGACATTCGCAAGGTTTGTTATTGGGCAGTACCTAATGGTGGTAGTAGAAGTAAACGTGAGGCAGGTCGGTTAAAAGCTGAAGGTGTGAAAGCAGGAGTACCTGATTTAACTGTAGTATATGATGGATTGTATTATGGACTTGAAGTTAAAAAACCTGCTACTAAAACACCAAAAGGTTATTTAAGTAAACAACAAAAAGATATGATAAAAAAAATAGAGGCATCAGGTGGAAGTGTTAAAGTTGTTTACAGCGTTGCTGATGTTATATTGTGGCTAAATGAAGAAGTAAAATATGAAACAAACAAAAATAACTAAAGCCGCTAAAGGTTCACCATGCACATTTAATAGTGATTTGTGTGACCCCGGAGTTAACAACGAAAAAGTTGTATTTTGTCATTTGAATGGCGCAGGAATGGGTCAGAAAACTACAGATGAGCTTGGTAGAGACATAGGGTTTTTTGGATGTCATGCATGTCACACGCTGTACGACACAAAGCAACATAATTATTATCAGCCTTACTTTATAGATGAGATGGCTGAGTTTGCTGTAACTCGAACAAAAAGACTGTTAGTCAAGGCAGGAATTGTTGGCGAAGATTATGGATATAAGTGAGTAAGTTTGACAAAGATTTAGAAGTAGGACATAACGCAGAGCAAAAAGTTTTAAAGCTATTACAGACCCAATATCCTAGTGCTAGAATTCTTGATGGATATTGTAAGGAGATGGATATATTTGTTCCTGAGACTGGTAAAGGATATGAAGTAAAACAAGATTTTAAAAGTGAGCATACAGGCAACATTGTAGTAGAAGTAGCAATGTATGATAAGCCTTCAGGGTTAATGACAAGTAAAGCACATGCTTGGGTTTTTGTTACACCAAACCAGTACGCTTTCATAGAACGAGATAGGATTAAGGACTGCATTATTGAGAATAATTTACAATACAAAACGTTTGTTGGTAATGGTGATACAGAAGCTAAGAATGCTTACTTAATTAATAAAAAATTGTTATTTGATTATGCATATAAAATTTTAAATTATGACTGAAGCATTAAGGAGACTATTTATTATGAGTGAATCATTAAGCAGAATATTACAGCGAGACAAACCTAAAGCAGAGATTGTTGAGAGTCAAGTTAAAAAGTTTTTTAAAGAAACTAATGCTGAAGAAGCAGTCATTACAATTAAAGAAAACAAAAACACTAGGACAATCGAACAAAATAATCTGTATTGGGCAATTGTGAATCAAATACGGAAAGAGTTTCCTTGTTCTGAAGAGGTAATGCATAAGCATTTACGTGAAGAGTTAACAGAGGTAACATATGAGACAGTTGCAGGAAAGACACATAAGCGGTTAAAATCTACAACTAAGATGAATACTAAAGAGATGGGTCTGTATATTGCAAGTTGTATAGATTACATACATGGTGAACTGATACCGGGATATAGGTTGAAGTTGCCGGAAGGTTGGAGAAAACTTTTGTTAGACGATTAATTTGCTAGGACATTTAGACATTAATAGATGCTACATTTAGTGCTTCCAACCATTTGTGGTTTCCGTTGTGGAAAGAGTGTCCTAACTAATTGGGAGTTGATATGAGAAAGAAAAAACGTGGACTTTACGAAAACATTCACAATAAACGTAAAAGAATAGAGCAAGGTAGTGGTGAAACAATGCGAAGGAAAGGTAACAGCAAAAGACCATCTGCTATGAATTTTAGACGTGCGGCAATGACAGCTAAGAATAGAGGAATCTAATGGCTAGACCAACTAAATGGAATAAAGAGATAGAAGAGAAAGCTCTTGCTTACATAGATGACTATCAAATGTATGGTGATATGATTCCAAGTATTGAAGGAATGGCAGAGCATTTAGGTCTTCACAGAGACACTTTATATGATTGGGCAAAGCAAAAAGATAAGGGATTTTCCGACATATTAGGCAGATGTATGCAGGTTCAAGCTAAAACTCTTGTAAACAATGGTCTTAACAACACATTTAATTCAGCAATAACTAAGCTTGTTTTAGGTAAGCATGGATACCACGATAAGATGGAGCAAGACATAACATCTAGTGATGAATCTATGAAGCCAACAGTTATACAATTAGTTAGTAAGCATGAGCAAAGTAGCTGAAGTCCAACTACCTGATAAATTAATACCAGTATTTGAAGGCACAGCAAGAATACGTGGTGCTTATGGAGGTCGTGGTAGTGGCAAGACAAGAAGTTTTGCATTAATGACAGCAGTCTTTGGTTATCGTTGGGGCATGTCAGGGGTTAGAGGCACAATACTGTGTGGTCGTGAGTTTATGAACTCGTTAGGTGAGTCATCAATGGCTGAGATTAAATCTGCTATTCTTAGCGTTGATTGGTTAGCTGATTATTATGAGATAGGTGAGAAGTTTATTAGGTCAAAGGATGGCAATATAACCTACACGTTTGCAGGATTAAGACGTTCACTAGACAGTATTAAATCACAGTCACGCATTCTTATAGCATGGGTCGATGAAAGTGAATCTGTCTCAGGACGTGCTTGGGATTTGTTGTTGCCTACTGTTAGAGAGGAAGATAAGAGTATAGGATTTAATTCTGAAGTGTGGGTAACATGGAATCCTGAGTCTAAATATTCAGCAACACATGAACGATTTAGAGACAGCTTTCCAAATGACTCAAAAATTGTAAGCATGAATTGGCAAGACAATCCTTGGTTTCCTGACGTTCTAAATGAGCAAAGACTAGAAGACAAAGAAAAACGTCCGGAGTCATACGAACATATATGGGAAGGTGGGTATCTTGTATTTAGTGAAGGTGCATATTATTCTGCTGAATTACGCAGAGCCAAAGATGAAGACAGAATTACAAAAGTAAGATATGACAGAGCCAAAGGTGTAGTTACAAGTTGGGATTTAGGAATAGGTGACAGCACATCAATAGTCTTTGCACAATTTATAGGAGCTGAGATACATATTATTGATTACTATGAAGGCTCAGGTGTAGGATTAGAGCATTACGTCAAGGTGTTGCAAGACAAAGGTTATGTATACGACCAACACGTTTTGCCACATGATGTTAGAGTTAGGGAATTAGGCACAGGTAAGAGTAGAATGGAGATGCTTGAGGACTTAGGCATTAACAACATTGAGATAGCACCATCATTATTAATTGACGATGGCATACAACAAGTCAGAACAATGCTAGACAAATGTTATTTTGATGAGGTATCATGTGAGAAACTTATCGATTCCTTACAGGCTTACAGCAGAGAGTGGGATGATAATGGTAAGACTTGGAGGATGAGACCAAGACATGACTGGAGTTCACATGGTGCAGATGCCACAAGGTATCTTGCAATAGGCTACAAACCTTATAATGAGAACTGGGATAAACCATTAAGGAGAAACTTGCAAGGAGTAGTATGAGTGGTTTGCTGAAAAGCATGTGGGATAACAAAGAGGAGGTAGTTGGTGGTCTCTTTGATATGTTTACCGAAGAAAATGTATTAAAAAGTATAGACAAAAGAGTATCTGATTTAGAAAATCTTGGAGTTCCTGAAGGGTTATTGTATGGCAGAGAAACCACAACAGACCCTAATTTATTACAATCTACATCTAACGCAATATACAACCTACCATCTCAAGTTCCACGTCTTGCTAAAGATATAGTAAGTGCAGTTTACAATCCTATAGATACAGCTACTGGGTTATTAGATGTAGGACAAGGTGCAATGACTAATGCCACAGATGTATTTTATGATGCAGTATTGCCTGACCGTTTGTTTAATTTATTAAAAGAAAACCAACCTGAAGAAATAACAAAGAACGAAAAAATGATGGAGATGGCAGGTGAAGCCTTGCTCGACCCACAGGTTAGACGTGAGATTGCACAGCAATATGGTATAGAAGGATTATTAGCTTGGGCATCTATGCCAAGTAGTGCATTTAAACTTTCTAAAAAAATTGAAGACAAACTACAAAATGCAGTAACTGCAACAGCACCATTTGGCAATACCATTGGCACACAAATGATGGTAGGTGAATTAGCGGCACGTAAACTAGGTAAAACTGCTGAATTAGATAAAGCAAAAAAATTACATGACGATGGTGTTGATGCTAACACAATATGGAAAGAAACAGGATTTGCTTTAGCTCAAGATGGTAAATGGAGATTTGAAATAGATGACTCAGGAGCAAGTCTTAAAGATATATCTGACCAACCTATGGATTCTAACTTAATAATAACAGGTGATGATTATTTAAATCATGCAGGTTTATTACAGGCATTGCCTGAGTTAGCAGACTTAGATGTTAAACCATATAGATACAATATAGGTAGTGGTACGTTTGGTTATTTTGCTAAGGATGGTGGTAATCCTGAAGTAGGTTTTAATCCAATGGCTTCAAAATCATTAGAAGAATATAGTGCGAGTCCTAAAGCAAAAAGATACTTAGCACTTGGTAAAACATTACACGAATTTCAACATGCCGCTCAAAATATAGAAGGACATGCAGGTGGTAGCTCACCGAGAGCAGAACAATCAAAAATTTTACAAGCTACAGGAGCTGTCGAACAAGCACGTAATGAAATTAATAAGATTCAAAAAAGACTTGCAGAAGATACATCACTTACAAAAGAAGAAAAAATTGCTTTATATAATCAAGAAAAACGTTTTCAAGAAGACATTGTAAACATAGAAAGATATGCCGCTATACAAGGTGATGATAATTATAGAAACAAAGTATTAGGTGAGCTAGAAGCATTTGAAACCCAAAAACGTGTTGGAATGTCAGAACAAGAAAGAAGAGAACAAATGCCAAGTTATTTGTTAGCTAATGACGTTTTGTTAAGAGGTGATAATTTTGCAGAAGGCAGAAGATTATTAAGTGATACTGTAAGATACGAAGGCATGGATGCAACTGAAGCTCAAGCTTTAGCCGCAGGTTATGGTAGAAAAAGAATCATGGATGATGATTTAAGAACAGCTTTAGAAAACAAAGAAATTATTCCTGACTATGTCAAAGAAGGTGGATTATTATCAGAAGAGCCAGTATCTTTGCGTGATTACGCAGGACGTTCTGTTATATTCCCAATGGCAGATACATCTGCAACAGGTCAAACTACTATGGAAGTTGCAGGTAAAGAACTTGCTAAAGGTAGTAAAGATGAAGGTGGTCAAGCATTTGCATTAGACAACCCTGATTTAGCTTGGGCAAACGATGAGAAAGCTATGTCAGCGTTAATGAACAATCTTACTGAAGCACAAAAGTTAAGCAAAGACCCACCACTTATAATGCCTTGGCAAATGGGTGGAGGTGCTATTAACTTCTCAGTACAAATGTCAGACACAATGATACAAGCGGCAAGAGCTAACTTGACTGATGCAGAAATGAAAGTTATTGATGATAAAGTTAGGGCGCAAGAGTACCTAAAACATTACAAAGATGCCGATGGCAAAAAAATAAAACCAAGTGAAAAGGTTAAATTAAATCCAAACTTTAAAGGTATAAAAAATGTAGACCTAACTGAGTTAACAGGAATGCAACGTATCGCTTTAATTGGACATTTAGACACTAATGCTAAAGACAAAATAGGTTCAATGCTAGAGCATCAATTAGCTAATGCAGACCCAACACAATTATTTACTGACCCATTCACATTACACAATGTTATGGAAGCAGATATATCTAGAGGTATATTAGATTCACCACATAGAACTTATAACAAAGCTGTTGGTGGTAGTTTTGAAGGTCGTATTAAAGAGCCAGTTAGTTTGTTAGATTTAATAGATGCACAAACCAAAAAAGGTGTACCAATAACAACAGAAACGATTCAAACAAATATAGCGCCACAAAATAAATCATTAATGGGGCAAAAATTACATACACTTTTGACTGAAGAAAGAATTGATAAAGCAATTAAACTAGGCGAAGAAAGATTAAAACGTCAGCAAAAAAAGAAAAAGAAGTGATATACTACTGCTAAATTAAACAGGAGAAGCCATGTACGGTAACAACAAAGGCATACTAAGTTTATTAGAACAATTTACAAATAATAACAAAGGTGCAGTATCTAATAACGAATATAAATCTTTTATGGATACTGATACAGGAACAGAATTTGACCCACTAAAAAAACCTACTCGTAATGCAGGTGCAATGTCAGATACAGAATTTAATGCTTATGGAAAAACAGTTGCACCATTAAATGTAAAAGACTTACAAGACAAGTTTTCTAAGATATTAGGTGCTATATCACAACAAGAACAAGCACAAGTAATTAACGCTTTTTCTAGAACAGACGATGATGGTAAAATAAACCTTATGCAAATGATTGTGGCAAATCCTGCTATGGCAACAGGTTATGGCATACAAGATGAAATGCCAGTAAACAATTTAGGGTTCTAATATGGCTTTATCTAATTACACAGAATTAAAAGCATCTATAGCTGATTTCTTAAACAGAGATGACCTTACAGCAGTAATACCTGACTTTATTACATTAGCTGAGGCACAAATTAACAGAGACATTAGACACTACAAGATGGAAGCTAGGTCTAGTGGACAACAATCTAGTGGTGATGAGTACATGCAAGTACCTTCAGACTGGATTGAAACAATACGATTACATCTTACAGGCACAGGCACTACAGTTGTAAACCTTGTCTCTAGAGATGCTATGGCGGACAAGAGAGCCGCTAACGAGAATGCTACAGGCACACCTCGTATGTACACACACGCAGATGGACAATTTCAATTGTACCCAACTCCGTCAACAGACACAGATTTTGAGTTGCTCTACTATCAGAAAGTACCATCCCTTAGTAGTAACTCAGATAACTGGCTTTTGCTAGAAGCACCTGATGTATATCTCTACGGAGCGTTACTACATTCAGCACCGTATTTAGCAGAAGACCAAAGGGTAGCAGTTTGGGCGCAGATGTATTCTGCCGCAGTTGCTAGATTAAATGAATATTCTGACCAAGCACGTTATAGTGGGTCAGGATTGACAATGAAAGTGAGAGGATTAGTATGAGTTTTACAAACTTCTTAGAGACAGAAATTTTAGACCATGTATTTGCAGGTGCGGCTTACACAGCACCATCACAACATTACTTAGGTTTGTTTACATCAGCACCGGGTGAAACTGGTGGTGGTACTGAATTATCAGGTAGTGCTTATGCAAGACAACAAATTAACTTCACGACATCAGGTGATACAACAAGTAACAACGCAGCAGTAGAATTTCCAACTGCAACTGGTTCGTGGGGAACAATCACACACGTAGGAGTATTTGATGCAGCGACATCAGGTAATCTTATGGTGTATGCAACATTGTCGGCTAGTAAAACAGTAGCATCAGGAGATGTGTTTCGTGTACCATCAGGTGATTTAGATATTACATTAAATTAGACTAACTTCAAATGAGGTATAGTCAATATAAATTTAATAGAGGCAAATACTCTACTGCCGATTTAGAAGAAGGCGCATCGACAGTATCAGTTACATCAGGTGTAGCAAATGTAAATGCAGTCAGAGTGAGAACGTCAGGTGCATTAGCTGCTAGTACAACTGTTATAGTAACAGAAAGTTTTACTACAGTTGCTGGAGCAGCTACATCAAGTTCTACTGTAACATCAACCGCTTCTGCTGAAAGAGTAGCTCTTGGTTTATCTACATCAAGTGTAGCTAGTTCTGTTACAAGTGCAGGGCAACGAATTGCATTAGGAAGTGCTTGGATTAATTCTACTTCATCTGTTACATCTGCTTCACAAGTAATAATATTAGGTGATGCAGCAATTACTTCAACATCATCAATTACAGCACGTGGTGGTTATGTACATTTAGCAGTAGCAACAACAACATCAACAGCTAGTATAATTGCAGAAGGTAGATTGAAATGGTCTAATATAGCAGAAGGTGATGAAACATGGACACCAATAACTAATAATACAGTCACATGGACTGAAATAGCGGCATAAGATTATGGCATTGATACCCTTAGACATACCCCCCGGACAATATCGCAACGGTACTGATTTTCAATCGTCAAATAGATGGCGAGATGCAAGTTTAGTAAGATGGCACGATGGTTCAATGCGACCTGTAGGTGGATGGACAACAAGAAAAGCTAGTGCGTTTGCTTCAGCGCCAAGAGGTATGCTTTCATGGTTAGATAATTCAAGTGCATCATATTTAGCAGGTGCAACTTATAACAAATTATATTATGTAAACCCATCTCATATAGTTTACGATATAACTCCTTCAGGATTAACATCAGGTAATTTAAATGCATCACTAAATCTTGGTTATGGTGGTGGTTTTTATGGATATGATAATTGGGGTACAGCACCTACAAGTTCAGGAGTATATCAAGAAGCAACAACTTGGTCATTAGATACATTTGGACAATACTTACTAGCTTGTTCATCGAAAGATGGCAAAATATATGAATGGCAATTAAATGCTAGTACAGTTGCAGCGCAACTTAGCAATGCACCAGTTAACAATAATGCAATAGTTGTAACAGAAGAAAGATTTGTTTTTGCGTTAGGTGCAGGTGGTAATCCTCGTAAAGTTCAATGGTGTGACCAAGAAAACAATACATCTTGGACTGCATCAGCTACAAACCAAGCTGGTGACTACGAATTACAAACAGTTGGTCAAATTATGTGTGGTTTGCGTATGCGAGGTCGTACCTTAATATTAACTGACAATGATGCACACGTTGCTAATTATTCCGGCGCACCATTTGTATATGGATTTGAAAGAGTTGGTACAGCTTGTGGTGTAGCATCAAGACGTGGTGCTATAGCAATTGATGAGGGAGCTTTTTGGATGGGTCGTAAAGGATTTTTCCAGTTTGATGGGTCAGTTGCAAGTGAAATACCATGTGAAGTGTCAGACTACGTGTTTGATGACATGAATGTATCACAAATAAGTAAAGTTTACGCTGTGCATAACTCACAACATGGTGAAATATGGTGGTTTTATCCATCAGGAACAGCAACGGAGAATGATAGATATGTGGCATTAGATTATAAAGAAGGACATTGGACTACTGGTGAATTAGATAGAACAGCAGGTGTTGACCAAGGTGTATTTAGCAACCCAATATGGGCAGATGCTAGTGGCAATCTTTACAATCAAGAGACAGGTTACACACATGGAAGTACAAAACCATATGCAGAATCAGGCTCTATTAGTCTTGGCAATGGTGACAGCATAATGAAAGTAACACAGTTAATACCTGACGAAAAAACACAAGGACAAGTAGAAGTTACATTCAAGACACGTTTTTATCCTAATGATAGTGAAACATCACATGGTGCATTTACTCTTAGTAATCCTACAGATGTTCGCTTTCAGGGTAGACAAATACGTATAAAAGTACAAGGCACAGGTAATGACAACTGGAGGTCGGGAATAATGCGTATAGAAGCTAATGCAGGAGGTAGACGATGAGTGTACAGACACCTCCACCACCATTAGGCAAAGATTGGAAGCCATGGGGTGAGCGATTAAATACATTTCTGACAACAACAAGAAACAAATTACAATTTTATAATTCCGATAGTAAAGCTACACAAGATGGCATTATTATGTGGGATGAATCTCAGGACTGTCCTGTAGTTTCTAAAAATGGAGCATGGATTAGGATAAAATTAGACCCATGAATATACAAGAACAGTTAATGCGTGGTAAAGATTGGATTGAGTCAGCACTAAAAAAAGGTGGTGATACGCATGACTTTAAAGATATTGTAGATGGTGTATTAAGTGGACACATGCAATTATGGATGGGTGCAAACGGATGTGCAGTTACTGAGATAATAGTGTATCCTAATAAAAAAGTGCTACACGTATTTCTAGCAGGTGGTGACAAAGGCTACGGAATTAAACAGATTACAGACATGCATGATGATGCAATGGCATGGGGTAAACAACAAGGCTGTGATGGCATGACAGTAGCAGGACGTAAAGGTTGGAAAAAAGTCTTGCAGTCAAGAGGTTGGTCAGAACAGTTCACAACATTATTGAAGGAGTTTTGACATGAGTGGTGGTGGTGGAAAAGGTGGAAGTAAAACGCAAGAGACAACGATTCCTGCTTGGATTCGTGACCCTGCTATAAGAAACCTACAACGAGCAGAAGATGTACAAAGAATTGAGTACATGCCTTATTACGGTGCAGATGTTTCGGCATTCACACCAACACAAAATGCGGCATTTGATGCAAACATAGGAGCGGCAGAAGCGTTTGGTTTACTAGCTCCTGATACTCTTACAGCAACAACAGGTATGCCTGAGCCAACAGACTTTAACGGTTTTAGTGCATACAGTTCACAACCATTATACGAATCTGCACTAGCGGAACTAAAAGCCAATCAACCTGATGCAGTAGCACAGTACGATGCTTTGTTTGGCTCAAACGTTCCAACAACACGTTCAACTGGACAGGGTGGTTTTAGGGGTAGTGCTAATGTAGGCATTACATCTAGACCAGTACCAACTGATACTTTTACACCTAACTATGACGTTTCTACTTGGTCACCAAGTGAACAAGAGTCACATGCTCAACAAATTAGTCCAACTAGCACAGTTAGCCAATCTGATATGGCTTATGCAAACGTACAACCAACAATGGATTACAGTTCAATAAAAAATCAATTGGCACAAGAAAGTGCCGCAGGTGTAGGTAATTACACACCAAGAGCAACCTATACACCAAGAAACGTAGCTACGCTTAATGCACCAAGAAATGCAGTTGCAACACCAACAGTTACACAAGTTGCACGTGCGCCGGGTGGACAAAATCTAGATACAGGAAATGTAAGAAACATGATGTTTGGAGGAAATAGAAACTTTCCAAAAAACCCATTAGGTGGAAGTTATTAAATTAGACAGGAGATAAGAAATGGCAGGTTCACCAATGACAGGAGGGCAAACACAAAAAGTTAATCCTATGAATCCGGGATTACAAGGCATAAGAGATGCTAATGGTAATCTAGTGACTAATAATGTTAGTTACGGAGATGGAAGTCCAAACAATTCATCGTTTATGCAAATGCCTTCAATAAACCAAACACCAATAAATGGGGCGCAAGTTGGGGGTACTATAGCAACTACACCACCATCAAACATTAATACAATGGCGGCAGAAGGAATTAAAGCGGCAGGATTAGGTACAGCACAAGGCATGGGTTTTCAACCTTTATCTGTAAATGCTAATCAACTTGGTACTACAGACTTTACTCCTTACATGAATCCTTATGACGAGGCAGTTGTAAAAGCAAACGAAGCTGATATTTTACGTGGTGCAAATATTGGCATGGGGCAATTACAAAGTCAGGCACAAGCTGCAAATGCATATGGTGGCTCTAGACATGGTGTTGCAATGGGTGATATAGGTAAAGAGACTCTTAGTCAATTAGCTAAGTCATCAGCAGGTCTAAGACAAGCAGGATTTGAAAACGCACAACAAATGGCACAAGCTGACATTGGCACAAATTTACAAGCACAATTAGCTAATCAACAAGCTGATTTATCAGGTGCAGGACAAAGATTAAGTGCCGCTAATCAGTTAGGACAAATAGCAAATCTTGGGTTTGGCATGGGTCAGACAGTTAACAACAACTTAATGGCACAAGGTGCAATGCAACAAGCACTACAACAAAGCGTATTAGATGCGGCGGCTAACAAGTACCAAGGCTATGTACAACATCCTGCACAGGGTCTTGCTTACTTAAATGCGGCATTAGGAGTTACACCAACAACACCACAGACTACGACTACAAGTAAACAACCGGGTCTGTTTGATTATCTAACACTAGGTGCTAGTGGATATACTGGGAGTTAAAAAATGGCAATAGGTTTAGGACAAATGGTCGGATTAGGTTTACTAAGCCAGTTTATGGGTGGTGGTAAAGGACTTTTAGGTGGTAAAGACGATGAAAAAATACAATCAATGGGTGAATATAACCAACCACCTACACAAGCAACTAACACTACAGGATTTGGTAGTGGAATTAGTGGCATAAGCAATCAACTATTTAAAGGAATGAGCCAAGAGCAAGTTGCACGTCTTGGCATAGGTTTTAACTCTATGAGACTTGACCCTGACCCAAACATGGCAGCTTCGTTTCAAAACACAATTGATACTGCATCAGCAAATACAGGTAAAGCCAACGCAGTAGGTGCATTACGGAAAATGGGTAAAACTCACTTAGCAGATTTAGTTGAGTCAGGTGGTTTAGGTGTGACAGAAGCAATGAAACGTGCATTAGATGACCCCGGCAAGACTGATATAAATGCTTCATTAGCATTATTACGCAAAGACCCTAATAATGCACAGCTATTAGATTTAGCAGAGATATTAGAAGCAGATGGCACTATGCATGACGATGTTATGAAAGCGTACATGGATATAAAAGGTCTAGGCTCTAATGATAAAGAATATGCACTTGGACTAAGTGAAATGATGACTTACCAAGGTAAAGATTTAGTAGATGAAAATGGTAAATCAAGAGAAGGACAGCATTATCAGATACAAACAGATAAAGCGACTGGAGATATTAAACAAGTATGGCTACCATCATATGGTGAAACGATAGAGCAAAAACAAACTCGTGAAAATGAACAAGCGTTTTTAATACAAGACCAAGAAACAGCAACTAAAATGGGTAATCAAGCGTATTCAGAATCAAGAGCCTTGCGTAGTCAAATATCACAATTTGAATTAGCTTTACAAGCAGTTGATGATGGTGCATTATCAGGATTTTTAGCAAGAAGATTACCTGCAATTGATGATAAAACAGCATTGTTGTTTGGCTTACAAAACAAATTAGGTATTAGTGTTATTAATAGTGCCACATTTGGTGCATTATCAGAACGTGAAATGCAAATGGCAATGGCAACTAACCTTAATCTAGACTTACCTCCTGCTGAACTACGTGACATGATTATTGAGCAAATACGTGTTAGACGTAAATTAGCACAAGCATTTGAAACAGAAGCAACAAGCTTGTTAGGCGGTGGCAAGTCATGGAGTGATTTTGTTGCTAGAATGGTTGAGGAAACTAAAAAACACGATGCAGTAGTTTGGGAACAATTAAAACCTAACGAAGTTGAAGCGTTACTTAAAGTAGGCATTGATAGAGAAGCTTACAAAGATTTAACTTACGAAGAAAGAAAAGGCATATTTGACAGAAGGACAAACTAATGAGTGATTTAGATAATTATTTACAAGACGTTGTTCGTAAAAGAGAAGAGGCATTAAGTCAAAAAATTACTTCAGATGCAGATTCCTACATTACTTCTTTAGCACCTCCTACTGTAAGTGAACCGGGCAACGGTGCTGTACCAGTTGAAGGACAAGCAGGACGTTTTTTTGCTCAAGGATTAACATTTGGTTTTGCTGACGAGATAGAAGCATTAGCTAAATCTTTAGTAGATAACAAAGTTGATTACAAAACAGCACGTAACGAAATACGTGCAAAACTTAATGCATATAAAGAACAAAATGGTGCTGAAGCTTTATCTGCTGAAATGGCAGGTGCAGTATTACCTAGTATAGCGTTAATATTTGGTGGTGTTCCCGGATGGACAGCCGCTTTTAGTAATTTAATGAGATTTGGTAAAAGTGTATTTAGTGCAGGTAAATCACCTACAAGTTTAGTCCAAGCTTCAGGTAGGTCAGCAACAGGTGGTGGTATTTATGGTTATGGTGCATCAGAAAAAGAAGACATTGAAGGTCAAATGACAGATGCATTGACAACAGCAGGTGCTTCTGCTGTGTTAACACCTATTATTGCAGGTGCAGGTAAGATTACAGCTAATTTAGTCATTAAAAAGTCAGGAAAAGACAAAATGGATAAGGCTGTACGTCAAGAATTACAAAGAATGGTTGATAAAACAGGATTAACACCTGATGAAATTGTTGCTAAAGTAGCTAGTGGTGAATTAATTGCTGAAAATCAGTCATTACTGTATTACATTAAAGCAGTAGTTAAAGATAGTGGTGTTGCTAGTAAATCATTAAAAGATGAAATGGAGTCAAGACCATTAGAAACAAGAAAAGACTTATTAAATGAAATGCAACAGTCAATTGAACGTGGTAATGTTGAGAAAAACTTACTTAAAGCGTACAAACAGACTGATGATGAATTTACAGAAGCAGAAAGCAAAGCATATAATGCTATATTTAAAGAAACAAATCCTGAATTAGATACAACTACTGCCGAAATTTTAATGAAATCTATTAGAGAGTTCCAAGGTGGTGGTGATACTATTAACAAGATGTATGCAGGAGCTAAACCATTCTATGAAATCGAAGATGGTCTTGTTAAATTAAACAGACAGCCTACAGTAAAAGATGCAGAAATAATTTACAGAGCAATACGTAATGATAAAAGTGCATTATTTAGGTCAGGGCAAACAGATTTAATGCAAGTTAGAAAAGAAACAATGAAAAATCTTAAAGATGCACTAGATATATTTGCACCTGATTTAAAAGTAGCAAGAAAAACAGCATCAGATTTAAGAACAGCACGTGATGCTTACCAATATGGTCGCAGAATTATGAACAAACCAATTGAAGAAATTGAAATGTTCATAGAAGACATAGCTGAAGTGCCAAATGCAATGCAAAGCCTTAGAGATGGTGTTTTAATACAATTAAAGAGTAAAGATGCTCCATCTATAGCAAGAAACATCGCTAACGAAAACAAAAACCTTTATCAAATAATAACAAGAATATTTCCTGAAGATAAAGTAGATGGCATATTAGAAAAAGCAGGTATTGCATCACAAGCGGCTACAGCACAGAGTAAATTACAGATTGGTGCAGGTTCACCAACAGCTCCTTTATTAGATGCAGGTCAAATGGTTGGTGCTTCAAGACTAGCAACAGGTGGTGGAGGAGAAAGGTCAACAGGAGATATTTTCTTAGCTGTGTTACAACCACTAGTACGATTTGCACAAGCTAGAGGCATACCTGATAAAGAAGCAATGGACATTGTTAAAGTTGTAACAGCTAGAGACCCTGACTTAGTACAAAAAGCTTTAATAGACGATAACGCTATGAGCAAATTACAAATGATGATAGACCGAGCAATAACCGGCACAACTGAAGTAGTTGGTGATGCTTATGGAAGAGTTAGAGGACAAGATGTTGCAGAAGCTTATGACCCAATGTCAGGTCTGTTAGAATATGCAAAACGTGGTGTAGTTAATTATTCAGGATTTCAGGAGTAACAGATGGCAGAATTAAAAGCAATGACAGATGATGACGTACAAGGTATAGCTAAAGATGCTTTAGATTCTGCAATATCATTTGTTGAAAGCGAAATAGCTGAAGACAGAATTAAGTCACAGCGTTATTTTGAAGGTGAAGTAGACATTGGTCAGGAAGATGGACGTTCAAAGATAGTCGCTACTAAAGTAAGAGACACAATACGTGCTATAAAGCCAAGTCTTATGCGTGTTTTTTTATCATCAGAAAATCCGGTAGAATTTATACCAACTAGTCAGAAAGATGTTGTAGGTGCTGAACAAGCAACTAAATATGCACATTGGAAATTTCAACAACTAAACGGATACAGGTTGTTGAATGATGCAATACATGATGCTTTAGTTAAAAAAACAGGTGTATTAAAAATATGGTGGGAAAGCAACACAGAAGCTACCATGCACACTTATACAAATGTAACAGATGAAGAAATGATGGCTATTGTTAATGAGCCTGATGTGACTGTTATTGAGCATGGCACAGAACTTGAAATGATGATGGGTGAAGATGCTATTGAAGTAGAAACACCTAAACACACGCTAACTGTAAGTCACAAAAAAGAAAATGGTGAATTAAAAATAGAGTCAGTACCACCTGAAGAATTTATTGTAGACAGAAACGCTAAGAGTGTTGATGATGCATACATTGTAGCTCATAGAACAGAGTTAAGAGTAAGTGACTTAGTTTCTATGGGTTATGATTTTGAAGAAGTATCTAATTTATCAGGTTTAAGCTCTGATGATACATATTCAGACTCTGAATCATTTGAGCGTAAAGGTTATGAGCAAGATGAAGACGATACGACAGCAGATATATCAATGAAAAAAGTTGCTGTTACAGAAGCCTATATGAAGATAGATAAAGAAGGCACAGGTGTTGCTGTTATGTATAGATTGTTACTTGCAGGTGGTGATGACAAACTACTGGAGTGTGAGCCATATGGCGAAGTGCCTTTTGCAGTATTCGAAGTAGACCCTGAGCCACATACATTCTTTGGTCGTAGTGTTGCCGATTTACTTATGAATGACCAAGACTCTTCTACAGCTATGCTTAGAGGAATGATGGATAACGTAGCATTAACTAATTCACCAAGACAAGGTTATGTGCAAGGTCAAGTTAATGTTGACGATTTAATGAACAACGAGATAGGTGG